TTATCTACAACGCTTCCGCGTTTAATGAGTGATTTATTTCTCAAATGCGAAGGCGGTGTGCCTCTCTACCTTGGTTTTAAAACAACTAAAGGCGGATTCCCCTGCTTCTTAGGCAGGTTATTCCAAGAGGTATACGAAGATGGTGCCAACAAAGAAAGGTCGTTTGGTAATATCTACCAAATATGTGTTCTCTTCAAAAAACTGAAGGGACCTTTCAGAAAAAGAGTTTTGCGCGAAAATGTGCGCAAGTTTGTTCAGACTGATCAGGAGATAGGCTTTATTGATTTTACTGCCGAACCCCTTGTACCCATTTTGAACGAAGCCAGAAGGCTCATAGAAACTGTCTGTGTAGACATTGAGCTTGAACCGGGCGACATAATGCCGCGACCGGGCCCTGGCGCTACCAATACACCGGTAGACAAACACTTGAGATTTAGGCCTCATACTGTTTATACTCACCTTAACGATGAATTCGACTATCTTGACTTCTTTTATAGTCACAGTTGGGACGTTGTTGAGGATGCCTACTATTACATGCACCTTCCTGAAAAGGATGAGGCTGTCTCACGCTATGCTCAAGTCCAAAAATATCTGGACAAGCCGCGGGGTATATGTATAGAGGAGAATGAAATGCAGTTCTTTCAGCAGGCGATTAAGCAGTTATTGTATAATCACCTTGAACAGCATCCCTTGACGAGAGGTAGAGTGAATTTTAGCTCACAAGAGATTAATCAACTCTTGGCACTCTCGGCCAGTTTGGATCGTAAACGTGCCACTATTGACATGTCCGAAGGTTCAGACCGTCACGCGAGGGAGCTTGTATTCCGATTATTCTGGAATACGAGCTTAAGCGCGCCACTTGATGCATTATCTACCAGGCTTATACAGCTACCTGATAAAAGCATCATGCCAGTCCATAAGTTTGCACCCATGGGTTCCGGCGTGTGTTTTCCAATAATGGCACTCGTGCACTGGGCTTTAGTTACAGCTATTGTACGGTTGTCAGCGATAGAAGATTCCTATAATCTATCGAAAGAGGTTTACGTGTATGGTGATGATATAATTGTACCGTCATCAACGATAGAGGCAATTTATACTTATTTGCCCATGTTTGGTATGAAACTTAATACCGACAAATCGTTCCACGTAGGTCCTTTTAGGGAATCATGTGGCATCCACGCATATAACGGGGTGGATGTTACCCCCGTATATGTAAATCATGTACCAAAGAACACTCAGGACATAGCAGATACATCTGTTCTGCTTTCCTTAATTGCGAAGGAGTACCAATTTCACAAAGTTGGGCTCTTTGAAACGTCGCAATGCATACAGAAGCAAGTGCAAAAGCACTTTTGGTCTTTGCCAACAGTTGGCGAAGCTTCTCCCGTACTCGGATTTAAACGAGAAGGGCGTACTACTGACGAGTCGATTGAACAACTCTTCGACCAGTGTAGAAAAGTACGGTATGACGATGAATTGCACACCCTGGACCTAAACCTTCAAGTAGTATTACCTAGAAGGGGTCCGTGGGCCGGGATGGCCCAAGGGGACGGTTACCTGCGAAAGCTATTAACCAACGCAAGAGATTCGTGCAATGTACCTGGGAAAGTCGAAGACCTTATGGTCAGGCGACAATGGACTTCACTCGAAAGCATTTGACCAATGCCAAGGTGGGTCCGCGGGGGAGCTAGCTCTGTGCG